GTCAGGCCGTCCGTGGTCAGCGTGGCGACGTTGTAGTCATCGCTCCCGGTCAGGGGCGTGGTGTCCGTGAATGACACGGTCGGGCCGGTCGGCACAGCCGAATCGAGGACGACGCCATTACGCGAGAGTTCGATGCGCAGGATGTCGGTAACAGCCAGGGCCACACCGCTCTTGCGGGTGGTCGGGACGGTTGCAATCAGTTTGACAGTGGACATGGTGAAATTTCCTTTCAATGCGAGGTAGGTAATCCCCAACACGCTGGCCGAAGCCGGGTCGTGGTGGTGATGGTGTCTGTGGTGATGCTTTTTCATCCACCCCACTATCGCGCTGAACCATGTCACGGGTATGTACGCCAACGCACCTAGAGTTGGCCGTTTATTTCGGCTATCAGGGCGTCGAGCCGGTCTGCGTTCCTGAGGCATTCCCCGAAGGCTTCACCAGTAGCTGCTGTAAGTGCGTCATCCCCGCTCGCTCCGCTGGGGCTAACAGGCTGGGTGATATCACCGGCTTTGGGCACGGGACGGCTACTGACAGCGGCTGTTGCGATGCGCAAGCGACGAGCGAGATCAATGCCCCGAGCAGCAGACTCGCCAAGAGTAGCTTGTAGATTGGATACGATAAGCGCATTAGCCTTCTCCTGAGCGGCGATCTTGTCAGCCTGCTCCTGTACTGCCTTGGCGGCTGTGACCGCCACAGACTGCTTGTAGGCGGTCAGGGAGGCTATAGCAGACACCTTGCCGTGATGTTCGTACTGCCCATAGCCAAAGAGTACCAAGATGAGTACCCCTATGGCGGCATAGACGTAGATCATTTGTCCCACCTGAACAATTCCATAAGGTGCATGTGGATGGTCTTAAACTGGCTCCAACTGTTATCACGCATACTGATCAGTACGGCGACGATCCTGTTATGGGATTCGACGTTCTCTTTCTGTAACTGGTGCTGCTGGTCGATTTCGGCATGGAGCTTGGCGTGATCCTGATCTACCTTGTCGAATCGCTTATTAATGCGGTAATCGGCCACCCCGATCCCGACTACAGCGACACTGGTGCATCCCAAGATCAGTCCATATAGGCTCATGGCTATCCTTTGTGGCGACCCAAGATAGCAGTTGCAACAGCCCCTGCGGCTACCATAGCCAGTGCTTTCAGCGCCCCTGCCACCCCACCAAATACCGTATTACGGGTCTCCTGAGACCTCTCAAGAGAGGCGATGCGGGCATAGACCTTTTCCATCTGAGCCTCACTGACTTTGCTATCCAGTGTGCGCTTCATGCGCTCGTGGGATTCCTCCAGCTTCCTACCCGCCTCAACCGATTCAAGGATAGTCCTGCGCTGCTCGATGTAGTCATCCTCTCGAGTGGTCGCGCGATCATCCCTCTCCTGAATGCGAAGGGCCAGGAATTTGAACGTCCCTGAATCTTCCTTGTAGGCCATTACTGGTCGAGTCTCTTGAATGTTCCAGAGGTGCCAGAGACGATCTTTTGTGCATTCTCGTCGCTATGATCTTTCAGTTGCTTGGTCTGTCGGATCGTCATCAGTATTTGGGTGACAATGCCACTGATTACGGTCACAAAACCTGCTATGGCCGTGATGATGCCAGCCCAATCACCACTTGCGATCTTCATGACTTGAGCTTGTCCACGCTGGCGGCGGTCTTGTCAGCCGCCTGCTGGGCGATGTCCGCTACCTTCGGATTCTTGCGGCCAATCAACAGGCCCGCAATGAGTCCGACTACGATACCGGCGAGAAACCAGAGAATGAAGTTCATGCTGTGTCTCCAATGTGTGCCCGCCAATTGGGCAACTGTAGGTGGGCCTCCTCGGGAAATGCCGACTTAGCCAGTGATTCCATACCACGCGATTCTGCCATCGCTATCGCGTGCGCCCATGCAGGGTCTTTCCCCGTCCACTCGGGCTTGCCATTAATAATAGGGACAAAATCCAGAGCAAGTCCCCAATTGTGTGCGGACTGACCCGCTTGGGCATTGGTCACGATATGGCCCGGAACAGTCCTGCCTTGTGCATACAGGGCCGTCTGCTCAGCCTGCGTCCTGAGAGTGCAGGTGATGAGAATGTCCATCCCGATACTGTGGCAATCGTCTAGCCATCCCTGAGCGAGTGGCTGGAATATCGGACGCAGGTCTGTAATGAGACGGCTACTCATGGTCGAACAGGCGGGTGCGGTCAGTGGGTTCCATTACTGAGTACGCATAGCGGTGACTGTGATCTGTAGATTCCCGGTGGCGTAGTTGGTGGTGCCGCCGTTGTACATCACGCGCACCTTGTTGCCAGCAGAACTGGGTGTGTACTGATCGGCGGTTACAGGAAACGGCACAACAGCAGACCCCCATCGATTGACGGCAGAGGCCGCTTTCAGGTTGGCCGCCGTGATCGTGGCGTAAGCAATTACTGCCGTGTTGTCCAGGATGCGCACCGTCCTATCTCCGCCTGCGTCAAAAGCTGTGTCGTTGTAGACGATGATATCGACGATGCGCCACCGTTCCATAGACAAGACAGGAGCGATGATATCCACACCACCCGCATTGAGCTGAGCGACGCTGCAAGAGAGTTGGAACACCTCAGTGTTCTCCACTTGATTCTTGGCGTTGTTGGTGTAGGACAGATCAACAGAGTTTGCCGTATTAAACGCCGAGGCGGTCACATCTGCTGCTACTGCTTGGTTCCACTGCACCTTGTGGGCCACGGCTCCAACACCGTTGACAGTGGTTGTGTAATTGGCAAACTTAGTCGTGTTAATCGACAACTCGCTCGCGCTGGTAGAATCGAGATATATCGAAGTCGAGCAATCAGAGAGGGTCGAGCCGTTAATCGACACGCCCGTGCTGCTCTTGAGTTTCAGGCCAATGGCGTTGAATGGGCCTCCGGTAGTCCTTGGGATTACGCCGTTGATGGTTACGCCGGCGCAACTCTCCATGTAGAAGATTGGTTCGCCGCCGTGCTTGAAGGCCGTAATCGTGATGCCGTTGATCACCACGCTGTTGCAACTCAGGCAGTACATCTGCGCGGTCTGTGATCCTGTCGTTGCCGGATCGGTCTCCATGTAGCAACCGCTGAACACCACGCCCTCACAGGTGTCCATGTAGTAATTAGTGAACTTGTTGCCCTCTGAAGAATGGCCGTGGAAGCTGATGTTTTCAGCCCCTTTCGCGTAGACACCGCTCGCACCGCACAGAGTCGTATCACCACCGTAGAAGGTGACGTTGTTGCACTTGCCGAGCGTTGTGTTGTCCAGGCAGTAGCCGATCTGGATGCCGTTATTGGCGCAGAGTGCGTCGATACAGGTGAGCTTTACCTCGAAATTATTAGCTACGATCAGACCATCATAGAGTGACGGCCAAAACCCTAGGTTTTCAAACTCTGAGAGAAACCCGCCATAGTTTGAGTAAAGGCCAACAACGCGCGTATCGTTGACGCCGATCATCCTAAAATTCTTGAACGACCAGTACATCCGGTTGCCGCTGGTGTTGTCGCAGCTGAACGCGGCAACGCGCGACGCGGATGTGAAGTCGGCAAAGAATATCGTGCTGTACTTGCTGTCGCCGTGAAGCGAGGCCATCGTGGACAGCGACAGATCAGTGAATTCCGTGATAGGCGCAGTGAACCGGCAGATGCCAGGAGGTGCGGTCAGGATGCTGCCCTTCTGCTTGGCTACCTTGATGGCGTTGCGAAGCGCAGCCGTGTTGTCCGTTCCGTTGCCAGTCGTGCCATTGCTGTCGGACGCCACGCCATAGCGGCGTAGGTCATAGGGTTCCGTTCGGTACCCATAGTTCGTCGGCGTGACACCGGCTGAAACTTCGGCGGCGGTTTGGGGGTAGAGGGCAAGGCCCACATTGCCCTGCGTGAGAGCGACGCCTGAGACTCCCGGGGACATCTGAGGATTCCCGCTTCCATCGAATGCCAGAAAGTTGTTGGCACGGGTTGCAGCAGCAGGAAGGCCAGTAGGGGCAGAACTCTCCGTGTACGGCACGGACAGGGCGTAGGACGAGAGTGCATTGAGGTACTGCACCATCTGGGTCAGGCGGTCGAAGTCCTCCTGGATCACTTCCGAGGGGAAGGGTTCATTGGGGACGTAGCTGGTCAGATGGGTCTCTACCGGCTTGAGCAGGATCAGGGTGCTGGTGCCTACAGTCGTGCCAGAAGTCGGGACGACATTGCCGGTAGACCCCGCCCCTCCCGTGATCGTGTACTGGCTGCCAAGAGTCCAGAGCGTTGCAGCGCCTGTGGCTGAGACGCTGTAGACCGTGATATCGGTAGGCGACCAGAAGATCCACGGGATCGGCAGCGGGTTGGTGCTGCCGTCTCCAGCATAGGATGTGCGGGTCGTGGTTGAACTGACGGCCATAAGTTAGTCCTGCTGTATCAGCGTGTTCTGAGACTTAAGGGATCTGCCGGGCAAATTGAAGGCATCCCCGAGAGAATCCTCCACATGGTCGATACCTGCCCGCGCCCACCAGAGGTTGTTGGCCGGGGCCATCTTGCGAAGTGCATGAAGGTCGGAGCGCCTAAACTGGATCGGCTTGGCGCTCGGATCAAGCGCATGGATGATCGGCTGCGGAGTCAGGCGCCCGATCATCTGCCGCCCGAAAATATCTCCCGTACCCTGCAAGGTAGGCCCTCCAGCGAGCCCCAGCATCGTGTCGGTCTTTTGATCGAAATACCGGCTGATGCCCGTGAGGCCCAACTGACCTGCGAGCGGGAACAGCCAGCGACCGAACGCACCCGTGAGGTTGCTCTTGTCTGCTACTTCCATCGCCATGCGCATCGGATGGTCGTACTCGGGCTCCTTGCCAGCTGCAATTCGATGAGCGGTGTAGGAGAGGAAGCCCATGGCCCCTGCTCCAACAATGGCTGACATCATGCGCGGGTCTCCGCGTGAGAGCCCCTGGAGCATCGGAGTCAGCACGGCGTTCTGGGCCGCGAAGGCGAAACTCTGGAACTGGAACAGGGTCTTGCCCCACCACGTAGACATCATTAGCGGGGTATCAGCCATGCCCGGCCTCAAGGTCACCGAATGGGCTTCGCGCAGGATCGCAGACTGGACGGCCTGCGCAGCCCTCTCCCCTTCCGGGCCTTGCCACAGATGGGAGTTCATCATCCGCAAGCCACCGACATCCTGCCCGTGCAAGGCATCGAACTTGCCGATTGAGCGCAGGGTCGATTCGTCAATACCGCCAGCAGCCAGACGGCGCAGGACGCTATCAGCAACCTTCCCGCCAGAGGCGAGTTTCCCTGCGGTGCGGGCAATCTCATCCCCGCCCATGACGGAGGCCAGGGACTGAACCATCGTGATCAGCGGGGTCTCGCCGGAGACAGTCGTCACGCCACGGGAGATGTTCGCCATCGTGTCGAGGACTGCGCCCTGAGAGCCCGCATGGTCGTATCCCTGCAAGAGCGCAGAGGTGGTGTTCATGATGTTGTGCGAGTTCATGAACATATCGAGGGCAGCCCCGAACCGCTGGGCCTGCTGCATCGACATCTTGCGAAGTTCAGAACTCGCAGCCATCTTGCCGATAGCCCCCATGGTCGGGGCGATGCCATAGCGCATCATCACACCATTGAGATCCCCGAAATGGGAGAGGGTTGCGGAACCCAGCTTGCTCGCGGCATTGACGTAGCGAAGGCCGGCAGCCCACTTGATGTAGGCCGCAGCAGGGTCTTTAGCCTGCCCGTAGATGCCATAGGCGCGGTCACGGATGGCCCTCAGATCCCTGAGAGATTCGCGGTACTGGCGATCCAGCAGGGCGATCTCGCCACCCTTGCCATTGAGCGCGGCAACCGTCTTGGCGTCTCCTGCCTTCTGGGCGTCATTGGCCTTCGCCAGCATGGTCTGGCGGTGCATGAAGTATTCGTCCTGGATGTCGAGCATCTGCCCGGCCATGTGCCGGTCGCCAAACTGCTCGGTGATCAACGCCTGTGGGTACACGCTCTTGCGGTACGAGTGCATCAGGGAGTTGATGTCATTGACCAGATACGGCTCAAGCACCCGATCAGGGATGGCGAGCTTGATGCCCTTTAGGCGTCCCGATTCAGGGGCTGCGCCTTCAAGGATCTTCCAGTCCATCAGCCCGCGCTCGGTGCCAAGAACGTTCATGATCGTCTTGTGGACTGCGGTATCAACGGCGGGCTCTAGATCTGCGCGGTCAAGGGCCGACATGCCACGGATCTCATCCGTGTTCATGAAGTGTTCCTTGATCAGTTTGAAGAACCCGGCCTGATCGTTGGCGATCTTCACATGATCGTACTGGCGCATCATGTAGGAGGCGGCGAACTTGCGCGCCTTCTCAGGATCGCCACTCTCAGTGACGTTCTTGAGTTCCTGTTCGAACTTGTCGAGGTTGTCCAGATCATTCTGGACGTTGAAGATGCCGTCCTTGTCCCGCTCTGCCATCGATTGAAGGTACTTTCGCTCCTTCTCGACCCCGCCTTTCAGGCGAGCCCACGCCTTATCCAACTCGACACGGTGAGTCTTGGCGACCTTGCTGATCTCAGGGATGGTCGGGTGAGCATCCCCATTGCGCATCGCCTTGCCGGTTTCTTCGTTGAACTCCCGGCGAGACAGGATCTGGCTATCGCCCTGCTCGGTCAGCCGCTGACGGTACTCGCTATAAGCCGCGTCCTGCCGCTTGATGTCGGAGACCGTTCCGGCATCGATGTGATGCCACAGATCCCGCTCGACAGGGGAAGCACTGGCAATTCCTTCGGCGTTCTTGCCAATGGTCGTGTTGACGTTGGCGAGCTTCTGGAGGGCTTGGCGGGCGCTCTTGAAGGGACTTGAGAGGATGCGATTACCCGGACTCCAGCGCCCCACGAAGTTCTTGGTGAGCCACCGGCCTACAGCCGTGTCAGCCCCTTCCTGCTCAAGAGTCGTTTCCACGGAGGCGGCAGCGCCACCGGACTGATGCTCGGGCTCGGCATAGATGGTGACATCAGGGGGCGTCACGGGCGCGGGAGCCTGCTCCTTGGGGATCTCAAGGGTGGGGAACTTCTCACCCTCTGCCAGTCCCAACTGCTTCTTGAGCGCATTGGCCTGCGCTTCGGGCAGGAGGTCTGCCAGTTCCCCGACATGCTTGGCCTGTGAGACGGCATAGTCGTGGGCTTCCAGATCGACCTGTGCGCCCTGTACGCGGGCACGGCGGTCTAGGGCGGCTTGGGTGTCGGCAATGGTCTGCCGCGCTTCCTCTGCCCGCTTCTCCACATCGGATCGCAGGGCCTCGACGGTTTTCCCAGCGCGCTTTGATACAGCTTCGTTGACTGCCTTCTCTACATCCTCTGCCCTGACTTGCTTGATCTGGGACGGATGGAACGCGACGATTTCTTTGCCAGCAATGTTGTTGCTGCCATGAGTGATTACGCCATCGTAGCCGCGCTCACGAAGAAGGTCGCCAACAAATTTGCTATCTTCTTGCCATGCGTCAACCCAATCTGGGTACTTGTCTTTGACGCGCTGGAATGCTTTGGACTCTTCGGGATCTAGGATCGCGGCGCTTTTGCTTCCGTCCCACGGATTTTTGATGTCAAGGTAAGCCTTGATGACACGGCCTTCCTTGCCACCACCAGCAAACTCTTCAAGAGCCTGCTTTTCGTTGTCGGTGAAGTACACGCCCTCTCCCCACCCGGGAGCAAAGCCGTTCCTGAATTCATCGAACTGTTTTGTCGTTCCGTGATAGGCGGCAGCGGGATTCCCAGCCTCGTCTACAACTTTAGACGAGGCCAACTTGGCTGCGTATTCTGCGGACAACCCAGAATACCTAGAGCGCATGGCATCCAGAATTCCAGGCCCCGACTTTAACCGCTCAATCTCTTGGGCGATCTGCTGATCCTTGTCAGCCAACTGCACCCGAGAGAGCCGATCCAGTTCCTTCTTGGCAGCCACATTGGCCGCGTCAATAGGGCCATGATCCGTGGCAGCGACCGCTTCGGCTTCCGGCCCCATGGCCTGAGCCTCGATCTTGGCGCGGCGGGCAGCGACACCTTCCCTAATCTGCTGGGCGACGTAGTTGGCAGTCTCATCGTGGACTTGCCGCGCCACAGCATCGTCTACCGGACCCGCAATCCCTGAGTGCCCGGTTAGTTCCGAGGCCCCCTCCGGGATAGTACGTAGGTCATGCTCGGTGCCTTTGAGCAGCGAGTTGAACTCCCCTTTGGGCATCTTGGGGATGATCGTGCCGATGACCCCTGACAGGAAGGTCGTAGCGCCGACATCCCATGCAGACTGATTAAACCCCCCGCCATGGCCCAAGGCGGCCTTGGCGGCCTCCTCTGCTGTCTGGGTGGCGGCTCCCCCTAGGGCATTGATGGCAATCGTCCCGGCGCGGGTCTCGCCAGCCATCGGGAGGGCGAAACTGGCAAGGGTGATGGGGTCTGTAATGCCAGCCGCCAAAGAGGCGGCAAAGCCCATGCCGCCCGAGCGTCGGATCGTGTCCTGATCGAGTTTGTCCGAGTCCAACTGCTGCTTGATTAGCGAGACAGCCTTGGGAGATGTCGCACTAGCGAACTTCTCTGCCCGATCCTCATACCCTGCCGGGATGTTCTGGCGAGGGTCAAACCCGGGCACATCAGGGCCAGTCCCTTCAGTATTGCTCAGATGGTCAATCGCCATCGAGAGCAGGTTGTTCTGTCGGTAGGATGCCGCCCACGTATCGAGCATGGACGGGGGCGCTCCAGCGGGAGCGGCTACCGGCTTCGGGGGTACGAAGGGGGCGGCGTCTAGTTCACTGTGCCAGTTTTCCTCTGGGCCGAATGGCATCAGAGCCGCCCATCGCCCGCATGGAGCAGGGCATCTTGCATCACCTTGTTACGCTTGAGTTGTTCGTTCAGTGCTGCGGCATGATCGCCCTTGATCTTGGCCTGCGTGGCTTCGTACTCAGCCTGTGCTGATGGGAGGTAATACGGTAGCGGCCTGCCATTGTCTCCCAGTACGGTCTGTTGCATCCCGTCCTTGTCCAGATACTGCACGTTCCATTTCTGCCCGTGGGTCGTCTCGGTGTCCCGATAGGGCACAAGACGGATCGATGAGGGGTCAGGAGCTTTGTCGCCAACAGCCTTTTCAAGGTCTAGGCGTACAGCGGCAGGGTCGTGACCCAGCGCCTCGGGTGCCCACTTCATCCACTGCTTGTCACCGTTGACTGAGGTGATCCCCCAGCCAGACTGGAGGATGTCATCGGTAGCGAGTTTGGTTGCAGCCTTAACGTCACCCTTGGTCTGGATGAAGTAATCGTGCAGCAACGTGTTGTAGTCGGCTACAACCTCATCTGGGATGCCACCGAACCCGCCACCGAACTTGTCGTTGATGGCAACTACCAGCGACTGCTGATTGAGTTCCTGAACCTTGCCCTTACGGTACTGCTCGTCGTTGAGTTTGCGAACACTCTCAGGCTGCTCGTCGATGTCCTTGTAGAGATTGAAGGCTTTCTCAGGGGCAACCCCGGCAGCTACGGCCTTGACGATCAGGGCTGTCTGAGCCTTGGTCTTGGCGTCAATCTCATAGGGAATGCCGCGCTGGGCTGCGATATCTCCGACACGGGCGAGTGTCTGTGCCGCTGCGGCCCCTTCCTTCGGGTCGTCTCCTGTGAGGGCGGTGCGTGCCCATGCGGTCACGGACGGGGGCAGGATGTTGGTGCGGTCGAAGGCTTCTGCCGCGACGTTCTGCCACTCCTGAGATCCGGGTTGCAGGTTGGCGGTGGAGGTCACTCCCTTAAACCAAAGGTCAGCGGATTCCTTGACCTTCTTGTTGGTCCCCAATTCAGGGTCGAGCCGCCGACTATTGTCGAACGCATCCTGAAAGGCGACGCCGCCCGCATTGGCATCAGATTGCTGCTGGAGCAGATCGCTGATCTTGCCGATCTTGGATGCGGTCTGTTCGGCGGTATAGACGCCGGATTGGTGCAAAGAGAGCGCGATCCTCTCATCTCCTGCCTTGACATCCCCGGTCGCCAAGCGCGTCTCAAAGTTCAGGATCGTGGCATCGTTCTTCTGGCGAGCCTGCTGCTGCCATGCCGAGATTCCCTGATTAGCCTGGGTCTGGATCATCTCCTTCAACTCAGGGTCGTAGGGCATCTTGGGGATCGTGGCATAGGCGGTATTGCCCGCCTGCCAGCCGCCCTGCGAATAAGCCCCCGCGATGGCGTTGCCCTGATTCTGAGCCAACTGCTTCCGGGCCATCCCCATCGCGGATTCCCGCTGGGCAGGGGTCAGTTCCTGGAACGGAGCCAACGCCTTATCGGGGTTAGTGAGGCTGTCGATAGCGGCTTGGGGATCTTGCTTGATCCAGCCATTGACCGCAGCCGTGGCATAAGTCGAGCGTAGGAACTTGTCCGTCTCGATCTTGACCGCTGGGTCAGCGTTGCGGGTGAGGTTAGCGTGGACCTTCTCGGTGAGCGTCGGCTCATAGGTCCACGGAGCCATCTCCACGACGCCCGAATCTTTCTCTGCCGCATCGCGGATGGAGTCGGTCTGCCACTTGGCATGGGTCGTGGCTTCCCACGCCATCGAGTGCATCTCGACATCAGCATTGATGTTGTCGAGTGCGGGTTTCAACCTACCCAGCAGGTAGGGATTCCCTTTAGCTCCGGTCAGTAACTCGGTGCTGAGTTTCTGCGATCCGTCGAGCATGGCGGCGGTATAGCCATCCCCCGTGGGGTACTTCTGCTGGTTGTCCTGCGAGAGTTTCGCCATCGTCACGCGGGCATTGGCTAGTTGGCTCGCAGCCGTCGCAGACGCATCCGAGGACAGTTTCTTGTCAATCGAGTTGCCCAGACTATCCAGCCCCTCCCCAATGCTGACGGGAGACATGGACGGAATGGTGCGCCGAGGCATAGCCGAGTCGGCCTGCACCTGCGGCTCGAAGATTCCAATAGGGGCTTCACGGGCCATCAGTTATCCCCGGGGACGTAGCCGGTGGACTTGCCCGAGATGATCGCTCCACCTGCTTTCAGGTAGCTGTTCACCCGGGAAACATTCCCCTGGTACTTCGCCAGAGCCGCTTCGGCGTCATAGCCGTACTTGGTGAAGGCCCCGCGATACCGGACGTTGAGGGCATCGAGTTCCGAGTTCACTGCCGATTGATCCATGACCCGGCCCGAGGAACCGCCATAGCCGATACCCGCAGCACCCACCGCAGCGGCCTGCTTGCCCAGATCCTCGCGGTTCTTGACCCGCGTCTGGGCCTCTTGGGCCAGCGCCTGATCCATGGCGGCATTGCCTTCCATGGTGCGCTGCTGGGCGTTGTACTGCCCGGCGTTGTAACCGGCCTGCCCTTGCGCCAGAGCGCCACCGGCATTGAACATGGCTGGAGCGTTGAACTTCAGGTTCTGGAGGTACTGGTCGAAGAAACTAGCCATTGTGACTCACTGCGGCTCGCTGCCTTCCATGTAGGGGAAGAATCCGGCCACCGTCATCGGAGCGGGGTCGGACATGGTGATCACCACTTGGCAATCGGTCTCAAGTTCTCCGGGGAATGACATCTGCGCGATGTCCCCGGTGAAGAACGGGATTACGTTGTTGAGGCCCACGGCAGGATCGTTCAACTGCATCAGATCAGGCGTCCCATGGCCGTCCATGCCGATGTAGCCGGGCAGAGCATCCACCAGCCTGATCGTGGCAATGGCGATACGCTTGGTCTTGCCCTGTGAGGTGCCGATGTCAGCGCCTGCGTCAATCCTCATGGTCTTGAGCGTAGAGGTGTAGGGGTAGCCGATGGAGACCACAGACCCTGCATAGTTGAGGGTCGCAACTCCACTTGCCGAGACCGTGACGTTGGGGTGGACGCCACCATCGACAAATACTGAGCAAGTCTGGTTAGCCAGCCACGTAAGCCCCGTGATGGAGGTCGTGGAAACACCGTTGTAGGTGTAGCCGTTGTCCACGTAATAGGCGGTGTTCTGGGCAGCACCAGAGAGGTATTCTTCCTCCAGGTACTCCACCGACCGGACGGTAGCGCCATTGACCGTGCGCCTGACGATCATCCACAACTGGTCGTGCGAGGCGTCATCATCCAAGGCGGTTGAGACAGACTCCACAAAGCCGCCGCCGCCCAAGATGTGCCGATGCCATGCTGCGACCTGATCCACCTTATCGTAGGTGAAGCCAAGCAACTGCCCGTCTGCCCGGGCGGCCCACAGCACCTGGAACGGCTCCTGAGACCACGACCAGTCCACGATGTTTGGAAGCGTAATGTGCTGGGCAAGGCGGTTCTGGTTGGTCGAGTCGTAGCGGTCGATGTAGAAGTTGTAGTCCATGCCGAGGATGCGCCGACCCGCCCGCTGCGTGTAGAACACGCTGGTGCCGATCAACTGCGCGGCCATGGAGCGGCAACGATTCTGGCTCTGGCGAACGATTCGCACGTTGTCAGGGCCAAGGGGCGACGTATTGGTGATTGGGGACAACCCGAACTCACCGCCGTCTGAGCCGATCAACAGGATGTTTGCGGCCTTGAGCCACTTGACGTTGCTGACCTCGTTGGCAGAGATCGACACGTTGATGGCGGCATCTGTCGTGACTTGGCCTGCGAAGTCCTGCGCGTGGGATTCGTACTGCCCGGGGACAGACCCCCAGACCTTGATCCCTGCGGCCATGAACAGGCGGTCTGAACTGTCGAACCCAACTGCGGCAGGATAGGTCGTGGTATCAGACCACGAACCTAACTGCCAGCGAAGCGTAGCCTGCTTGATCGCAGAACCACCAGAACTGTAGGCCGTCCAGTTGGTCGAGTCAGTGTCGGCAAGAGTGAAACTCACCCCAGCCGTTGACTGCTCGACGATGTACATCTTGTCGTTGATCTGAGTCATGCCCAAGACGCCAGTGATGAACACCGGATCGCCAGCAGCGAGCGTGTGACCAGCGGCAGCGACGGTAGGCGTAATGCCGTTGGAGATGCCCGTGATGGCGTAGGCCGTACCAGACTGCTCTTTGGGGAAGTTGTACGTGATGTTGTTGCGCGGGTCGTAGGTCGCCTTCACGTAGCAGTTCTTGGAGTCGATGATCGACTGCACTGCACCGATGCCATACCCCGAATCGACGTATCGCCACAGGATCACAGTCGATGAGCCGCCGTCCCATCCGGTGCCGCTGGTGTGCGTCGGCGGGGTCTGGCCCGAAGTACCAGAGTTCAGTGCCTCGTAGGTGTTGCCAAGCCACGTAAGGCGGTCGCCTCCCGCGACAGGAATGTTCAACTGGTAGGTCTTGACCGTCCGGTTCTGGAGTTGCAGGCGAAGCAGGCGCTTGAAGCCAGTGACAGATCCTGCATCCGTTGCAGCGAATACCGGAGCGGTAGAGGTGATCTTGTAGAGTTTGTTCCCGCTGGCGTCGTAGCTGGTGCCACTGACGTACATGGCGATATTCGTGACCGGGTCTCCGGTGTTGAGTACGCCTTGATCCAGGAACGGCCCATCCGGGGGAACATACCCAAGAAACCCCCACTGCTGGGTTCCATAGTGCTGTAGCTTCTGCGGCGGGTAGCCAGCCAGGGTGATGTACAGCACATCTGCCGACTGCTCTACCTGCGGGGCGAAAGCGCCATCCGTATTGGTAAGAGATGCGACGGCATACGGGGAATAGATCTCGTAGACCCCACCTGTCATCGCGTACCAGACTGAGCTAGGAGGGGCCGTTCCACCACTGCTGGTATGGGCCGTGATGCACGAATAGGACACGCCCACGCGCGTCACAACCTGTCCGGCTGAGTAAACGGTAGATGTTGCCCACGGAGTTCCGGCAGGAATCCCTACCGCCGCGTTGTTCGTGAAGAACCGGCAGTAGTGGTCGCCAAACTCGATGTGGAACGCGGTCGTGCTGGTGGACTGGAATCGGCGCAGCCATGTGCGTTGAGCAGAATTCTTGACCTCTGCTGCCCTCTTGGACCCCGGACGCCTGATGACAGGCCCCTGAACCAGTGGGATGAAGTTCTCTAGCGTTGCACAGCCAGACTTGTACTTGTCTACCTCAGTACGGGCAGACATCTGCGGGGAGAGTTCCCCCGCATTGAAGGCCGATAAACTTGGCGATGCCTTCGCCAAACTACTGCAACCTTGCTATCAGCCACGGTCCGTCAGCGATCATCACCGGAGGCCCTTCAATAGCATTTGCACGCAGGGCATCCATGAGTCCAGCCTTGTACTCAGCGATGGCTAACTTACGTTTGTCAGCAGACTGCGTGATGCGCTCGCAGCACTTCCACGCCAACTTTGCCGCCAGCACGATGTCGAAGCAGGCGTCGAACTGCGTGGTGTCCGTCACCTGTGCCATGTAGGAGATGGCAAGAGGGGCAGGAAGGTTGGTCAGGATGTTCCTTCCTTCGATGGAGTAGTCGGCATTGGTCGGGTCTTGCCGGTAGTCCTGAAGGTCGATGCCAGGGTAGCTATCCCCGACCATCAGGACTCTCAAGCAGTCTGAGGGGAGAGCGAACTGATTGGTGTAAGGCCCAGAAGCCGGAACGGCAACTAGGGCTGACAGTGCAGCCCGGGACTTTGCGAACTTCCAGACATGGGCGCGGATCTCCGCATCCCGGGTCATGGCGAACTCACTGTTGAGGACGCGAGCCGTGTTGGTCGGCTGCGTGAGCGACTGGATCTGCCCAGCGCCTAAGAACGACAGCGCCAGATTGCAGATGTCGAGGGGCGCTGCCGCCATACGTCAGTCCTTTACGGCACGTAGCCGGAAGCCGCAGTCTCGATGATCACCGTGTTGGCAACCGCTGCCGTGACCTGCAAGGCACCAGCCGTGTTGATCCAGTTGAGGGGGATGTAGACATCGGCAGTCGTGCTGCCGCTGAATACGTAGGCCGTGGTGTTCTGCGCTCCGGTCTGGTCCCGAAAGCCGCTGTTGAACGTGCAGGTGGCCGCGCCAGCGTTCTTGAGGATCTTGATGCCAAGAACCACAGTGTCGTTGGCCGCACCACCCGAACCGATAGCGCCCCTGTTGAAATTGACTACCGTGTTGACGGCAAGCAGCGTCGGGGTACAGGGATTGAGTGATTCGTAGCCTGCCATGGCTTACTGCGGGATATTCGTGTCGCGCAGGACCTGCTGCTCGAAAATCGTGAGCAGTGCCAGGATTTCACCCTTCTTGGGTGCGCGAGTTCCGGTGGGGGAATTGCTGTCCGTGACAGCATTGCTGGTCGTGTCGATCCGAAGCTCCGCAGTCAGCGAACTCGGGGCATTCGTCCCGGTCGTGAGCTTTTCGAGGTTCGGGTCAACACCGATGACGTAACTGATTGCAGACATTCAGGGTCTCCTGAAGAGAGGGGGAGGTTTTACCCTCCCCCGTCTCGTTACACCGAGTAGTAGATGTTGAGCGAAGCCACGCCGGTCGCCGTTGCGGCCACCGTGAGCGTCATCACGACATCGTAGAACTTCACCGGGTCGGCGGTGAGGCCGAGGACTTCCCACACACGCTTCTCGCCGTTGGCGTTGGTCGTCTGCGGCGCGGCGCCCGAGCCCAGGATGAACTTGTCGGTTGCCGCCGTGGCAATCGAGATCGCATCCGAGATGAACTTGGTGCCGGTCGTCGGGACAATCGCGCCACCGTTGGCGGTCGTGTCGTAGAGGTCGAAGGTCGCCGAAGCACCCGTGATCGCGTCATTCGACAGGATCACTGCCGAGATGAAAGCGTTGCTCGGGATCGTGGCGATCTTGTAGGCCGAGGCAATCGAATCACCGTTGGTGACAGTGACGATACCACCCGCGTGGTAGACGAGACTGCGCGCCAGATAGTCGTTCGACAGCACCGGGGGAGTGGCATCACGGTTCGTGATGACAGTACTTTTGACGGTAACAACAGCCATATTGGTCTCCTAGTAGGTTTCAGTGGCTGCCGTTTACCGGCACCACGCCTGGACCACACGCTTCTCTTCGAGGCGGGTGGAGCCGGCGGTCATGTAGACGTACGCCTGCCACGGAAGGCTGGACAGGTCCTTGCGCTGGCTGACATCGGTGGTGATGTCGTTCCAGAGCCCGAGGTGCATACCCGACTTCTGCCAGATGGCAACCTTGGTCGAGGTACCGGCCTGATCGTCCGTGCCGGAAGGCAGGCGCTCGGTGTGGATGAAGTTGATGCCGAGGAACCGCTTGACCACGCCGTCCACCAGGACCGGGGTGTCGTTGAAGTCGGTCGAGACCACCTGCGCTTCGGCCATCAGGTTGTCCAACTGCTTCGCGCCACAGGCGCAGTAGATTTCCGGGCTGTCCGGCGAGATCGCCTCGTTGGTGAGCAGGATGCGCTTGGCTTCGCGAAGCTTGGCGACCGTCAGGCCCGTGGGGGCGGCAGCGCCCTGCTGGACCGACACAATCTGGCCCGAGGGCAGCGTCGTGCTGTTCTGGCCCGTCTCGCCCGTCTTGGCAGTGCCGAAGAGGGCCGAGATGATGAGGTCATCGATCTGGCGGTTGGCCGCGTCGTGCGCGTTCTGCACGAACTTGCTCTTCGGGTCGATGAGCAGGCGCAGCTGGTCGAACGAATCGAGCAACTGCGGGAGTTCGAAGTCCGAGGGGTAGACCCAGCGGCGGTCGGTCGCAGCGTCCACGCGGCCCATGGGGCTGTAGCGGCTGGAGACCGGGAGCATCGCCACTGCGGCGACCTGTTCGACAGGCGAACCGGCCTTGCCGGTGTACATCTGTTCGGTGACTGCGGAGCGAAGGCGCGAACCCTGCTGCTGGGCCAGCTGGTTCAGTACCTTGGCGTACTGTTGGACGTAGAAAGTACTGATATTGACGGACACGGTTGGATCTCCAAAAAGTTGGTAACTCTTCGAAGGGCGTGTCCGTTAGGGGCCGCTTCTTGCGCTTTACGTGCGCCAGCGGAGGTCTTTCCCTCCGTCAGCAGGGGCCGTAGCCGTGTCTGCTTAGGGAGGGAAAGTAGAAGGCGGTCAGGGCAAAATCAAGACCGCTGGTTCGCCTGAAGTGAGCGAGCGACGATTTCCGCCAACTGGTTCATGCGCGGTTCGACTTCCTTGCGCCACACGAAGTCGTTGATCTTCCCAGCCGAGCGATCAGCCGTGAACTGGTCGATCTCTTTCTGGGCCTGCGCGGCGGTGACGCCGAAGGTTGCCGCAGCGTCATCCGATCCGACCATGTTCGCTTCCCCGCCTGCCTGACCGATCCTGGAAAAGAGCTTGAGCATCTTGGCGGCACCCACGGTGCCCTCGATCTTGGCGATGTCAGCCTCTTCCAACCCCACTTCCTTGCCGATGGTGCGGAAGGCACGGCGGGCGTATTCGGCCTTCTGGTCGTACTCATGCGCCCATTCGAGTTTGAGGTTGTTGACCTCCTGCTCGGAGCGGGCCTTGTCGGCGGCTTCCTGAGCTTTCACCTGTTCCTCGATGAAGCCCATGAACCCCTTGGTGATGCCTTCGGCAGTCTTTACCGGGACACCGTTCTGGTGGAACAGGTTGGGGGCGAACTTGGTGAAAGCATCATCCTCACCGGCCTTGAGGGGGAGTTTGTAGCCCTCCGGGGTCTCTGGGACGCCGATCTTGGCGTAGAACGCCTTGCGCCCTTCGGCGTCATTCTCATCCTTGGGGAGAATGGCCGTTCTACCGGCCTTGTCGGCCCCCAGCATGGTCTCCAGCGACCGATACGCCTTGAAGGCCATCTCAGGCTCGGCGTAGTTCTTGTTCTGGAGGAACGCCTTCACTTCCGGGTCTTTGACCGAGGTATCCCACCAGCCCGTCGCTGCCGGGGTTGGGGGCGGAGCGCCGCCAGCCTGACCGCTAGGTTCCGGCGTCTGGGCGTCCGAGGTCGGCTGGGAAAGGACTTGGGCTGCTGCCGTGGTCATTGCTTTCACTCCATCGTATCCATTGGTGAATTCTCAGGGCGACAGCCTTTTTGCCGTCCCTGTAGATCGTGGCGTAGGGGTCAATCGAGCCATCCTGCGTCATATGGATGCTCTCTTGCCAGAGGGTGCAGAACCGCTCCAGATCCTCCAGGACAACCTTGCCGTAGAAAGTGGGCTCCCCGGGCGGGCCAAAGAGCTTCACGTAGGCATCGCGCCTGTCGCGCAGCTTCTGCAATTGCTCCTGCCGAGCCTGCTCATGATCCATAGTCCTTATACTGCGGTAGTTTTGAGGCTATTGCAATGTCACATCTGCATGAACAGGTGGAGCATCGCACGGGCCTTGTTGGCTCTTTGGGCGCGGGTGGAAGTGGCGAGGGGCAGATCCAGCTGGACGGCCTTTCGGGCGGTCACAGGGGCTCGGAGGGCCGATTTCGGGGTCGGGGGAGGCGAGATCCCGACATTGGGCGAAACCGGGTATTGCTCTCCGAATACCTGCCCCTCGCGCATGACGGGGCCGAATTTCTTGGGTCTCTTGGGCGGTTTTCCGCCCCTGACAAATCCCGCACCGCCGCCACCCTGATCGGGAGGGGTAACAATGGGCGGAGTGAATGTGAAGGACAGTTCGCCAATGCCAAGGCTTGTGCAGATGGCGGTACCGGAGATCGAGCCGGAGGTAATCCCCTGGAGGTCGCCTGTGGCATAGGTGGTGGCTATCGCCGTGCCAGATAGCGCCCCGGAGCCGGACAGGCCTCCTACCGCAAGGGTCGCTGTGATGGCGACGCCACCCAATGCGCCAGAGCCTGTCAGGGCACCTGTGGCGATCATGGTGGCAATGGCAGCGCCCGATATGGGACTGCCTGCTGCGGCCTGTAGATCGCCAATCGCCAATGTGGTCGATATGGCAACGCCTGAGAGCGTTCCTGATCCACTCAGGCTGCCGATAGCTGCCGTAGTGGCGATAGCCGTACCGGCCAATGCCCCAGCACCTGACGCAGAGCCAATGCCTAGGCTTGTAGCAATCGCGGTGCCGGTAAGTTGTCCAGACCCCAGCAAGTTGCCCGTGGCAAGGCTGGATGCGATAGCCGTTCCAGAAAGTGACCCCGAAGCGGTCAGGGAGCCTGTCGAGGCAGTCGTGGCAATCGCTGCGCCCGAGAGTGCCCCTGTACTGCTGCTCATGTCGCCCACGACGAGCGTGGTAGCGATAGCAACACCACTCAATGCATTGGGCGCTACGGCAGTGGTCGTGCCCGTATCAAGTACAGGACTGCGCAGTTTGCTGAGCGGCGTGCCCAGCTTCAGCCTGCGCGGTGCAGCCCCTGCCGTCTGGTCAATGAAGGGGGGCGGGGTCGTGCCTGTATCGAGGATCGGACTGCGCAGCCGACTCATCGGCGTGCCAAGCTTCAAAAATCTCGGCTGCGCTCCCGCTTTCTTGTCTACGAACGGCGGCGGCGTGGTGCCCGTATCAAGGCGTGGGCTGCGCAGCAGACTGACCGGCGTACCGAGCTTCATGCCAGGTTTCGCTATTGGCCGAGCAGCCGTTGAGTCACTGGTCGATGGCAGATCGAAGATCGACCCGCCGACTACCGTTCCAGTAGCAGTCTGCGGGAGCGCGTCGCCATTGACGCGAA